CATATGCAATATATCGTTGTTGGCTTTTAACAACCTTCTCTTCTAGGAAGATATTACCAACCATCCAACTATGTTCTGTTGACATGTGATGAGCTATGGCTGTTATAAGACTTGACTTGCCAGATCCTGCCGAACTCGTCAATATTGTATGCTCAAAAAGTCTCATTCCCTGCATTGGGTCTTGTAGATTAGGAAAGGGTAAACTATAGCCTACCACAACATCTTTCTCTATATCAGCAAGCTCTAAATCTTTGCCATCAATAATATCAGAAGGTGAGTATTTCTTAGCTCCGAAGTACATTTCACTATAAATATCTATAGCGTCTTCGCCACCAATCTTAAGGACATCTGACATATCTTTCTTACGGTCAGGGTATTCCATCACATAGAGACTATCTACTCCTATGATCTGAACAGCAGCTTCTAAGCAAGCCTTGCCTTCTGGATCAACCTTATAGTTATCACCTGCCCAGAATACTTTCTGGTATCGAGAGATTTCCTCAATATGATGCAGCAATGCTTTGTGAGCACCTTTTGCACCAGATGGTAAAGATATTACATCTACTTCAGACCTTTTGATTCTTCTGTTTGTAGATCTAAAGTTCATAGACTTGTGCAATTGGTATAACGATGCACAGTCCTCCTCACCCTCTACGATGAATAACACTTGGTATTTACCACTAAGTAAGTGCCACCCAAACATATCTGTACCATTTAATGTACCAACAGCAGCTCCCCAATCTTTAGGTAACTTACGCATCTTATATCCGTACAACTCATCTTCTAAATAATATGGATAATATCTTGCCAGTGCCCTGCCACTTGAGGTATCGAATTCTGTCCTGACACCAAATCGTCTATCTGTATCAGCAGAAATGCCACGTAGCTTGTCACCAGAGAAGCCTAAATGGGGCATGTCGTCCAGCGTCAGACCTTTGTTATAGTTATTATAGCCTGAGCTACCACCATATGGTTTACGAGCCCTACGGCTTACCTGAGGCTTCTTAGCGTCCTCTACCTCCTCTTTGGTAAAGTGTTTAGGGCATCGATTACAATAACCTTTACCACTTTCAAAGATCATCATATGATTGCCTGTACTGTCTCCACCTTTTTCACGGCAAGCTGGGCAAGCTGTATTGCCGACTATTTCCTCACGCTTTCTATTAGCTCTACGAGAAGTTCGTTTCTTAGAGGCTTGAGATGGAGAAAGAGCCTCTTCAAATTCATGTGCATTATTTAAAATCAATCAAGCCTCCTTTTGTTATTATGAAATCAAGCAAGGTGGGGTACTTTTCCCACTGTTGGTGTAATCACATAGGTGCGGTTTAAGGATTAGTATTTAATATCAATAACTTACAAACACCCGTTTTACCCTCTTTTTGATAATGATCACAAACTACACTTAGATTCTCTCTATAATGTATACCTTTTGAGAGTATTTATAACTTATTCACATAAAGCTGTTGACAGCAACCTGAAAACATATATACTTGAACGCATAACCACATAGGAGGATTTAATTGAGATGAGAGAGAAGCAGTTAGAACTAGAAAAGATGTACTTCAATGAAACTACTATCGAAGGTTTTCTAGAGAACTTGGATAATAACCGAGATGCTACAATTCTTGTTGACATGTGTAATCTTGTTGAGGCAGCTATCAAAAACAAGCATGACACTGTTCAACGTAAGAGAGCATCATTTTTTAAACTTACTAAGGAACTGGAATATAAAGAAGTTGCATTCATAGGTATTAAAGCTCTTGTGTCTAGCTTATCGATGGAAGCTTCATTACCTGTAACACGTATTGCAACTAATATCGGTAACAGTCTACTTTCTAAAGCTGGCAGATCAGAAGATACTTTCTCTAAAGACAAGAAAGTGGTAGTTGATTCCGTATCAGCAGGTATCATGCTGTTGGATCTGACATTGGAAGGTTTGAAACCTCTTAAGTTGTTCCGTACAGAGCTAGAGCGTATTAGCAAATCAGTAACAGAGTGGAAAGTTTCTGCAACTGATAACTGGAATACTCTCGTAAATGACAATGAAGAACTATTTGCAACTGTTTCAGCTAAGAAGATGCCAATGGTTTGTGAACCTGATGATTGGAAAGACATGATAGGTGGTGGATATTTATCAGAAGTTGGTAAAGCAACTAATCCTTTTGTTAAGGGCAAGCATAAGCATGAGCTTCCAGAGGATGATCGTTTGTTTGCATCTATTAACCATATGCAAAAGACTCCTCACAGGATCAATCAAAGGATCTTTGGACTCTACAAGACGCTACAAGCTTCTCGTCCTGATGAGATGGGTAAGTTATTTCTTAATAACCTACCCAAGTCTTTCAATGAACCTTGTCCAATTGATAAGGAACTTGATGAACATATCTGGGAGAAGGTAGAAGGTGAAAAGGTTGATAAGAAGACGGGCAAGAAGAAGAAGGCAATGGTTCTTGCTTTCCAAGATGAAGCCTCTAATGAAAAGCGTAAAGAGTTCTTCAAATGGGTTGACAGGAAAGAAGCATATGTAAAGAAGGTTGCAGGTAAGAAGTCTTTAGATCGTGCCTTAGAAGCTACCATACAGATTACTGAGATGGTTAAGGAAGAAGATGAGCTATATTGGCCTTTAAGCACAGATGGTCGTGGTCGTGTATATCCTTCTGCTATGTCAGGTATTAATCTTCAAGGTGCTGATTTTCAGAAGGCTGTTTTGGAGTTCTCTGTAGGTTTACCACTTGATCATGATGGTGATGGCAAGGGTGGTGAGTATGGTATTATCAAGACCCTTTGTAATCACTGGGGTAACGACTCAGGCAATGGTGTCAAGACAGATAAGCTGACTGAACAAGATTCAATAAAATGGATCAATGAGAACAATGATTGGATTATTGAATGCTCTGTTAATCCTCTTGAAAAGTGTAAGTGGATGTCTGCTGATAAGCCTTTACAATTCTTGGCTGCTGCTTTTGAGTGGGCTGCATGGAAAGAATACTTTGCAAAGAATGGTGATTACAAGTTTGTATCTCACTTACCTGATCCTAATGATGCAAGTTGTTCAGGTGCTCAGATTCTTTCTGCAATGACTAGAGATATTGTTGGGGCTAGACATACAAACTTATGTGCATTACCAGATGCTCAAGATCTCTATATGGCTGTGGCAGGAAAGGTCTTAGACAACCTTCTAAGCGTTTTTAAAGAAGACCCAATGGCTCAGGATTGGTTAGGTCGAGTTAACGTCTTAGAGCGCATACAGAACGTCTTAAATGGGCAAGAAGATGATATACTTTCATCAAGAACCCAAGAGATGATTATTAGCCATTCAAAAGAGTTTGACACACTGGAAGAATTATACTTAAATACTTATCTAGACTTTGACCGTTTAGAGCAGGTGAGATTGAGCTTTATCATTCGTAACCTAGTTAAGAAGCCAGTTATGGTTAAGTTTTATTCTGGTACTCGATATGGCAATATCCAACACTGTTCTGAGTTCATTGTTGAGAAGCAGTGGGAGAATAACTTTAGATGTGAAGGAACAGGACAAGCTGCTAGTTACATGGGTAACATGATCTTTGATTCAATCAATCAGGTGATCACTGGAGCTGGTCAGGTAATGGAATGGTTTGTACATGTTGCAGATGTGCTGGGCAACTGTGGCAAGCCTGTGAAGTGGACTACACCTATGGGATTTAAGGCTACAATGGCTAAGTACAAGATGGAGAACATTTTAGTACATGCTGACTTCATGGGGGATGCAAGACGCTTCACTGTCAAGCTACCTAAAATGGCTGAGGATGAAGATGGTGTATTGCAAAAGGTTCTGGATGTAGGTAAGATGAAGTCATCTGTAGCTCCAGATATAGTGCACAGTCTTGATAGTTGTCTGGTTCAAGCTGTTTCCTTAAGATGTGAATCTGAGAATATAGATCATCTGTCGATGGTACATGATTCTCTTGCTGCTCACTGTTGCTACACTCGAAGATTTAACCGTATTATTCGAGAGGAGTTTATCAAGATATTTGAGGAAGATATTCTTCAGAAGCTTTATGAGGGGTTTCAATCACAGCTTGACGAAGACCAAAGAAGCCTGTTGCTATCACCTAAGCAGTTTGGTATAGTGTACGGAGAATATGATTTGAATGAGATGTTAAGTAGTGTACACTGCTTTAAATAACAGAGAGGATTCTATATGATGAATAACACAAATAAAAGCGCACTAGGTCAATATGTAATATACAGAGATCCTTATTTAGAAGAATTCTCCACAGTACCTAATAGAAAATTGGAGTATAAACGGTGGATGAGGGATACCTTATCCAAAGAGGGTTCGTAAGAAATGGAACAAAAGGTATGGAGTGAAAAAAGAAAGACAGTTTTTGATAAGTGGGTTTAATATATTCACACATCCTAATAACGTAAGATACTTAGACATTTAATAACAAATAACAGAAGGAATAACTTATATGACAAATGCAATCAATAATAACAATAACAACGTAACTAACACAACTGGCTGGGAAGTAGAGGATATTTTCTCAGCATCATTTATGTTCCCTACAGCTCACTTTGAGTCTCAAGAGAAGTTAGAGAAGATGGATGAATATGACCGTAATTACTTATTTCAAACCTTAATTGAGACAGGCTCTGACTTCTTCACTGATATGGACAAGGAGCGCTTACGTAAGGCCGTTCACTCAGGAAACAAGATAAGACTATACTACAACATCTTAAATGCTTTACAGTCGAGCACAGACGCTTTAAATGCTACTCAAGAAACCTGTCTTAATGCAGAGGAAATTGACACGGATGAAATGATGGATCATAGTGGCGTTACAATTAAAGATTCTTACCAAGTTGATGAGCAATTAGAAGAGGAAGAATTGGAACAATATATGGCTGAATTTGGGTAGGAAATGATCACAAAATCTAGCTAATTATAGGGTAGTTTTAGAAAGTCAATTTTCAGAGTCGCAAGTTATTGTATTCTAAGGAAAAAACGGACTTATTATGACCTTTACCCATATATACCCGCGAATACTTTAATAGATTACTAACACGGAGAGAGATTAATGACTAACGATTTAAAGAATTATATTAAGAAACCTTTAATACTAAATACACATAGAGATGTAAACATCAGGGACATATTTGATGTATTAGAAATAGACTCTTGTACTCAGTTTATATTCAAAGATCATTCTGACAAGTCCTCTTTTTGGTATTCTGATTATGAGCTTAGAAAACTATATGATTATAACAGTCTGAGTACAGAATTTATATTCAGCAGGGAGGGTCTTCCAAGTCGATGTAAAAAGGCTTACAATGAACTGTGTGAACTGTTTAAAGATTATCTCTTTTTATCTAGAAAGAGTGTGGCAACAGGGAAGCTTAAGAACACATTACTGATATTCTTTAAAAACGTTAGTAGGTTGAAGTATCACAACAAGTACTCGCTAAGATACAGATCTCTGCCTAAATCATGGAAAGGAATTAACAGAGGTATTAGTCGGGTGTATTTTCTAGAGTTCATAGAGTTTCTTAAATCTAGAGAGGATGCTATAAACTTAACTGGCTTTAGGATAGATGACGGATCTTCTGCAACTAGTTTGCTTATCCTTAATCCCAACTTCATAGATTATTGTAATTGCGATAATCCTGTGAAGATTGAAGAGGAGTTTAGATCAGTAGATGGAGATTCAGTAGTTATACATAAAGATCATAATTATGATATTATACTTAGCAAAGAGGAGAGGACAATGGCGGGTAAGCTAGAGAAGATGATGGAAGTTTACAACGAGAAGCTTAAAGAGGTCACTGTAAAGGCTAATGGCTTTGATGTACCTGAGACTTTCTTTCGGAGAGTTTTCTCAGGTGATTTCTCAAGTGGAGGTAGATTCTATGAAACAAAGTCCTCTATTCAAAAGTCACCTGAGTCAATCAGAAAGACGGTGACGATAGATAGAGAGCCTACAGTAGAGAAAGACTATAAGTACTTACATGTAGCTATGGCCTATGAAGAGAAGGGTATTCAGCTTGAGAAAGATCCTTATAACTTTGATTTAGATATTGAGGTAGATGAGAAAGCTATATCTAGATGGTGTAAGACTAATGGAGTTGATAGAGATACATATGACCCTGTACGTAATTTTAAGAAGACTGTCTTGCTTGTACTGATGAATGCTACAGGTTTAGAAAGTGCAATCTCGGGTATTCGCTACAATGTAGCTAAGGATTTCTCTAAGAAGCTAGGATCTAGTCGTAAGTTTGTAGGGATTGTAAATGCGCCTGTCAAAGAGGCTGTTAAGAAAGCTATGGAGTATCACAAGGATATTTCAGAATACTTTTGTTCTGGTGTGGGCATTAGGTTTCAGAATTTAGATTCTAAAATGGTGGAATACTGCATATCTCAGTTCTTGAAAATGGATGAGGTATTATTCCCTGTGCATGATTCGTTAATCATTAAAAGATCTTGTTCTGACAAAGCAGAGCAGGTGATGACAGATGCTTATGAGTTTGTAATGGGTAGTAAGTTAAATTGTAAGATTAAATGATAAACTAGTTGACACCAAAAGAAACCTTTAGTAGAATCACATCTATTGAAGGTTTTCTCGTTTCTGGGAAAGCTAGTTATGAGGAGAGAGAAGATATGAATAAACACAGCAATAAGCTCAATATAACCGACTCAAAATTGTTTAAAGAAGTGAGTAGTGTGATTGGTAAGGTAGCTGCATTAGAAGAGCTTACAAAGGCTTACAGAGGGTATGTACCAACATCTGACTTTCCCTTCTTTGATTGGCAGGAAGAATTATTAGAAGCATTCGAGTGGGAAGGAACACCTCAAGGTGCAGATTACTGGGACGAAATAGACCAAACAGGGGAGAGGGTCCGACTAAGAGAGCAGGGTCTTTTAGTCTAAAACCTTACGACTTACATACCAATTTTCAACTGAGATCTTGATTAAAATAGTCAAGATCTCTTAAATAACTAAACTGTTGTTTTATATACATATTCCTTAAACCGCACCTATATGATAGGATGATTACTATTTAAACTATCAAACCTAAGTATTTAATCAATTAATTGAATCGAATATGAGAGACTATTCGCATTTCACGTAGACTCTTTAGGTTATATATTAATACTTCCCAATGAACGATCTGATGCTATTTCATGGATAGCTCATAACAAGAACACACAGATGTTTCATTGGTGAGTAGGTGATACTTCAAGTTAATATGGAGATTCACTTTAAGGTACTTGTTGCTCTATGCCGAGTTACCGAATCTTTCAACACCAACCTCTAATAATAATAACAAGGGTTGGTGTTGCTTTTTAACAAATAGTGAAATGAGAACATCAACTTTAGAGTGATTAATAAGGCACACCCTGCTATCCATTAGAACAGCACCCTGCGGTGTGTCACTCATAATAGGGGGTGGTTTGATCTCGCTCCACAGCGTTATGTGGCGTAGTCAGGATCACGATACCTGATGGACTTAGCTTGAGTCGTGAGACTGCTGAGTTATTTTTATGGAGTCATTATACTTGTAATGGCCTTACCGAGGTTTCTGTTCTCTGAGCCAGCGTAGCAAATCAGGGACCATATTAAGGAGAAAATTATGTCAGAAAGCAAAGGTATGGACAAGCTCTTAGAAGAAGGTTTTGAATGTATTCTTGAGATTGAGAGGCTACTTTGTCTTGTAGATCTTAAACTTAAAAATGGATTCACAGGAGTTTAATATGAAAGTCAGAGGTATGAATAAGCAATCAATAGAAGAAGACTGGCCTATCATCCATGAGTCTTGTAGTTCAGAATTCACAGGGCCATAGGTATGATAGTAGAATTAAATGATGATTATGAACCCTTGGTTGGAGATGATCAGGGATTAGATTATTTAGGATAGAATTTAATGGTGTATGTATTAGCTCAGAGGTAGAGCGTATGGCTTTTAACCAGAGGGTCTGTGGTTCGAATCCACAACACATACACCAATAAATTTTAATATGCCTTTCAAGCCTATCATATGAAGCTCAAATCGTAAAGGATTTTTCATAGCCGCCACGCTTAGTACCCACTTTGGGTGTCGCGCAACCTTGGCGGTTTTTTCATAACAACCATAACCTACAAGGAGGGACTATGGCTAAAGCTACTAAAGCTAAAAGCGGTGCTGGCTTTGCAGGTATGGATCCTGAACAAGCAGATGCCATCAGGAAGAAAGGTGTTGCAGCCAGAAAGCGTAACAACGAGATACGTAATCAAAGGATAGCTGAAGCAGATGAGCTCCGTGATGAAGCACAGAGACTCCAAGAAGAAGCTGAGCGCTTAAGGCAAGAGGCTGATGAGATAGATGGTGAATACACGGCTGATCGATCTAAGAAGAAGAAAGAAGCTGCACTAGTGGCTGAAATAGATGAACGATTCCGTGACTCTGTGAGTGCTCAGTATCTTAAGATGATTAAGCAACATGCTATTTTAAGAGGACTCACAGCAGATGAGATAGTCACACCTTCTATGCTTGCTATGGATATATTAGCAGATCCTAATACCTCATTGAAAGAGAAGCAGGATGCTCGTAAGGAGTTAATGCAATTTGAGAACTCTAAGCCTGTTGCTAAGACAGATGAGACATCTGATGTGGTAGGTAATGCTCAGGAAGAATTTGATAAATTAATGGCGATTGCCGCATCTTCTTCCCCAAAACGATAAGGAGATCTTGTGCACAAAAAAGACAATCCTTGTCCAGTGGGTGAAAAGTTTGGAAGATGGACGGTAATAAAGGAAGTAGAACCCCAGTACAGGGGTAACATAAGAAATAGACGTATAAGAAGAGTCTTAGCAGAGTGTGACTGTGGTAGTGGATCTAGAGAGGTTGACTTAAGGGATGTTGTGATATTCGAATCTACATCTTGTGGTTGTGTCAGAAAAGAAAAGACCGTAAAACACAATGACTCATTCGAACCTTTGTACAGACAATACCATAACATGAAGGGCAGATCTAGAAGAAGAAAAAAGGAAGGAGATGATTGCAATATCTATGAACCTTGGCTTGAGGGAGGTGGTAAAGACTATCTAGCGTTTAAAGAGTGGTCTCTTAAAAATGGTTATATACCTAATGTTACACATCTTTGCAGGAACGGGGATAAAGGGGATTATTCTCCTGACAATTCGAGATGGGGAACTGCTCAAGATAATCAAGAAGAGGCGCATGCTAAAAGATTTTTAGTGAAACGTGTAGAAGATTCCGAGTGGGAAGAGATCTACAATCTGACCAAGTTCTCTAAAGACAACGGACTAACACCTAGTTGTATGAATAATCTTGCGAGAGGGTTGAAGAAGACACACAAAGGTTGGATGTGCAAGAGGGTAGAAGGAGAAAGTTATGGCTGCTAATGCATTATCGTCTAAGAACTTTCGACACCCTTATGATTTAAAAACAGCGAGATTTATAAGAGAAAATCTTATAATGGAGAAAG